ATGGTAAGCCTGCCGTGCGTGGCTGGGGGGGCTGGGGCTCTGAACGAGATATTGGACGACGACAAAGTGAGTCCTGAGGAGATCCTGAAGGTCCTGCAGATGGTCCAGGACTACGGAGCTTCAAGGACGCTCGAAGACATGATCTGGGGTATCCTGAAACATATACAGAGTTAGGAGAGGTGCTTTTTCGAGTAGTGTCCCCCGCGGACGCGGGTTTTTTGGGAGGAAAAAGTGAAGCACGCATATATCACAGCCATAGCAGCACTGGCGCTCCTGGCCTTGGGCTTCATGGCCGCCGCAGAGATGGAGCTAAGAGAAGATTTTTCGGGAACAGGAGAGTTTCAAGCCCACTCCGATCTCTACGGCGTTAAAGAGCGAGCTGGCACCAAAGACGCGGAACTCGTCTACGGCCACATCTTTTCCAAGAGTAACAGCTTCTCAGGCTTCAAGGCTCAAGGCGAGAAGAACTCCTACTCTGTGGGAACACGAGAGCATCAGTTACAGATACGGGACGCCAGCGTGATCAATGCCACGGCGAAGATATTCCAGACTGTTCTTGAGTTCAGCGGAGTGGAGAGATTCACATTCTTCTCAGCTCAGGGCAACGGCACAGTTCGAGAGTCCGCTTTTCTGAATAATCTGAACAGAAGCAGAATGGAAGAGGTCTCATCGATCTTCCACCGTGGACTGTTCAGTATTAACAGTTCAGTTAAGGTGGCGACTGCATCGGTGAACTCGACGATCTGAAAGGCCAATGAACCTCAGAGAGGCATCAGAAAAGGCGAGCAAGAGGCGACAGAAAAAGGCCGCCAGCTCGCCAACGTATCCTTATCCGCGCCAGATTCGGAGAGTGCCAGCCCATTGGCCTCTCGTTCTGGCCGAGGGACTGAGAAGGCAGCAAATGAAACAGATGGAGGTAAAATTGTCTGATAATTTCGGTTGTTGCAAAGGCCAGCCCTCCGGTGAGCAGGCTTGCGAATGCATCGAGCAAGACCTGCAGCACAGAGTAATCCCCTGCGGAACCAGGAAATTGGCGGGCCAGGGACGAGAGTATAGGACCACAACTGGCCAATGGCTTGCCAGGCAGGCGTTCAAAGCTTGGTCTAAGAATGAAGGTAAAGAAGTCGATCCCATTGTCTGGTTTACAGAGATGGGGCACGGGCCGGTGCCTCCAGACGTAAAGCTATAACCTGGAGGACTATGCACGGCTAAGAAGAACGACTACAGTGAGATCAGGAATAAGGTTCAGCAGGCAGTTCTGCTCCTGGCAGATGGAATCTCGCTGAAGAAGGCTGCTCTTACTGTTGGCCTTCCTCGGTCAACCCTGCAAGACTACATTAAAAAGGGCAGCCTGCCGGATGGTCTGCCGATTTGGACCAATCAGGTCAGCGAGCAGGCGGAAAAACGGTCATACGATGCTGTCGGGTCTATGCCGGATCGGGCCGAAGGGTGCCAGATCAACCGGCAGCCAACAAGGCAGTTGCAGCAAGACCTGCGTCCTCCCGAGCCCCTGCCCGCACAGCGGGACTCTTCTGGAAGATTTCTGCCAGGAAATCGGATTGGCGCTAACTATCTGAGTTCCGCAAGGAAGGCTAAAACGATGTTGGCGGACTTCGCGCCTTATGTCGCAGAGATGCTCATGAACATCTTTCGAGACCTGCCAACTGATCGGCCAGAGCTAATCTTGGCCTTCGCAAAGGAGATTCTAGACCGCGGGCTTGGAAAGCCTGTCCAGGCCGTCGATCTCAAGGAGACTCACACCCATGAAGAGTATCGCTTCTTTGAAGTCGCTGTAATGGCTGCAGATGTCGATGCCATACGATCCGCGGCAGCTCTTGCAGAACGCTTGGAGAGCCACGCCCGCAACGCTCGCAGAGCATCTCAGCCTTGGCAAGTGGAGATCATACCGCCACCTGGCGGAGCTCTCCATAATCTTGTCCCTGGCTGTGGCCGGGAAGTATCCGAGGCTGATAATCAGCATCCCCCCACAGCACGGGAAGTCTGAGTTAGTTAGCCATTGGTTCCCTGTCTGGCTGCTCGATCTGTTCCCCTGGATTCGAATTATCCTTGGTTCCTATCAGGATGACTATGCCGCCACCTGGGGAAAGAAGGTCCGCAACACCATTCTCGAAAATCAGGATCAGCTTCGAGTAAGGATCTCGGACGACTCGGGGGCTGCGAATATGTGGCTCACGACCGAGGGCGGCGGGATGTCCAGCTCCGGGACCTCGGGCTCTGTTACCGGCAAGCCAGCGCATGTTCTCATCATTGACGATCCTATCAAAAGCCGTGAGGAAGCTGAATCCATCACATATAGAAATAAGGTTTGGGATTGGTGGACTGGAACCGCCAGGACACGCCTCAATCCTCTGCCTTGGGCTCCATATTCTGTGGTAATTGTGATGATGACCCGCTGGCACACTGACGATTTGGCTGGCCGCCTGATTGCCCGCAAGGTGGATGCTGATCTGGGCCATTATGTCCCTCCCTGGATTCAGTACAAGCTGCCAGCCATTGCCCTGGAGGATGATCCTCTGGGCCGAAAGCCCGGAGAGGCTCTGTGGCCTGAGAAGTATCCGCTCGAGTTGCTCTATGCGATCAAGGGCGAGACCTCGATCTACGACTGGGAGAGCGAGTATCAGCAGAGTCCGATAGTGAAGGCAGGCAACCTATTCAGACGCGAGTTCTTCAGGCCCATTGAGGTTCTGGCCTGAATTTTTGGGAATTCCATGTTGATACAAGATGAATCAGAGGCTGAAAGACCGCTCACAGTTTCGAGAAAGAGCCTGCGAATCGGCAGCTTTTGCGATCTGGCGACCTCGACCAAGACAAGGGCCGATTTTTCGGTGATGGCGACCGTGGGCATGGACAAGGCCCTCAACGTCTTCATTCTCAACATCCTGCGCGGGCGCTGGGAATGGCCCGATGCTTACGAGCACATTGTCGATGAGATCCAGTCCCAGAAGGTCAAGCTCGTTGGAGTCGAGACCAATGGCTTTCAGCTTTCATCTTTTCAGGCGCTGGTGAGAGACTCACGGCTGAAGGGCGTGGCCTTTCATGCGGTGCCAATGTCCAGCGACAAAATCAGTCGGGCGCTTTTGGTTTCGTCCAAAGGCAGTAGTGGCAAGCTGTACTATGCAGCCGAAGCATCCTGGTCTGAGTACATGATCACTGAGTTTGTGAATTTTCCAGCCTTTGCGCATGACGATGTGGTGGATGCGGTTTGTGGAGCTGTGGAGCTCTTGAACCGCTTTTCGCCTCCTGCCTCGATCTCAAGGCCGGGCGTTGCAAAAAGGCAGTCCAAATGGCGGAGGAGTAGGTGAAACACGCAAGGAGAATCAAGAACTCCGAGAGGCTCCCCAGCCTCTCGGAGATAGGCAGAGCTGGCCTGAATAGATTTGGCGGATGGATAGCTGAGGAATGGCTGCCAGCCTTGCAGGGCAGCAAGGGCGCTGAGATTTACAAGCGCATGAGCACGAATGACGCCATCATCAGCGGCGGCCTGTTTGCGATTGAGATGATCGCAAAACAGGTCCCGTGGCGTGTGATTCCTGGCGGCAAGAGCCGTGAAGACCTCAGGGCAGCGGAATTTCTCGAATCCAATCTGTATGACATGGAGGTGTCCTGGCCTGCTATCCTCTCCGAGGCCCTGACGGTGTATCCCTTCGGCTGGTGCGTAATGGAGAAGGTCTACAAGATCTGCAGAGGCTGGAACCAGAAGGACAGGCGCTTCAAATCGCAGTTCAACGATGGCCGGGTGCGCCTGCGCAAGCTTGCACCAAGGGCGCAGGAGACCTTGCAGGACTGGGAGTACCGAGAAGGCAGCGATGACCTTCTGGCGATGATCCAGCTTCCTCCGCCCGATTTCCAGGAGCGCAGAATACCGATAGACAAGTGTCTGCACCTCAGAATGACATCTGCCAAGGCCAATCCAGAGGGCAGGTCCGGCCTGAGGGGGACTTACCGTGCCTGGTACATCGTCTCTAATCTCGAAGACATAGAGGCAATTGGGATTGAGCGGATGCTAGCAGGCTATCCCGTTCTGTACGTTCCAAAAGAGATTGCAGATCCAGATCCAGAGGACGGCGTAGCAATAGCTGCACACGAAGATTTCATGCAGCTCATCACTGGCATCCGCAGGGATGCGAACGAGGGCATCCTTCTGTCCTCGGAGAGGGACGAGAGCGGCAATCTCAGGTATGAGCTGAAGCTTGTCTCGGCATCCGGGGAAGTTCCAGGCACCAATCAGGTCATCAACCGCTACAAGAGTGCTATGGCCGTAAGCATGTTGACAGACTTCTTACTGCTCGGCCAGGGAAAGACAGGCTCCTATAACCTTGCCGAGACCAAATCAAGGATATTCGCCCAGGGGATCAGTGCGCTTCTGGACATCCTGGTCGAGGAGATGAATTCGTCTGTTGTGCCAGATCTCACAGCCTTCAACCCTGATCTGTTCGAGGACCTGGAAAAGCCGCCCTACTTCGCACATGGTAAGGTCGAGACGCCCAATCTTGATCAGCTGGCCACATATCTGCAGAAGCTCGGCTACAAAGCTGAGTTCCTCAGGGCCGATGTTGACCTTGACAATCATCTGCGAGCACAGGCAGACTTGCCGCTGCGATCCGTTGAGCAGCAGCAGGCAGGCGAAAATAGTAGGATGGAGGGGGTAGCATGAGCACCATTCCAGCCATAGCTCTGCTAGTCTTGATTTTCTTGGCCGCCAATTCTGAAGCGCAGCAAGCAAGCGCCCAGATTACAATCCGCTGCAGTCTCACACAGGAGGCTGGATTTCTGCTTGATCCAGCAACCCTGCCGCCAGAGATGGCCGAAGCTCTGAACCTAACTCACAGATGCCATGACATCACAGAGGCGATGCATCTTTTGGCCGCACATGGATTCGACGTAGGGCACGATGGAATAGTTACGGCCAATGGTAGCCGGTGGCTCATCGTCGAGATCCGTGATGTTCGGCAGAGCCGGGATGAGAAGGAGGCATCCGAAAAAGTGCCAGCAGTAACGCTCTGGAGGCTGGGATGAAGCTGGCCGAGATGACATATTCCAGGCTCCAAGCCGCTTCGGACGAGGAGGTGCGCATTGCCTGGCTGCGCCTATCTCAGTGGTTCGGAGCAGCCCAGAACAAGGGAAAGGCGGTGGAGAACATCGTCAACGCCGCCGCTTTCGTGGCCGACGAGTACAAGCGCCGAGGCTGGGAGATCGATTCGAGCAAGCCTCTGGCCCAGGCTGTTGCCTCTTTGCAGCGTCACAAGGGGATGGCCTTCTCCGTGGCCCAGGCTCTAGATTCTCTCCCTGCAGAGGTCGTTCTTGTAAAAGACTTCGCCTCCCTCGTGGGCTCGGCAGTCTCGAAGGAGAAGCCACGAGATATAGACGTTCTAATCCGTGCCAGGAGAGACGATGCTGGCGAGAACTTCCTGGTGCAGAAGGACAACGTTCTGCTGCCGCTCAGGAATGCGCTTGATCCCGATAAGCTCCAAAAGCTGCACTGGATCGACAATCCACAGGGGCCGCATGCGGATCATGTGCCACTCTATTCGCTTGTCTTGAGGCGCGAGTCACTGGAAAAGCAGATAGTCAAGGCTCTTGAGCCAGGCGACAGATTCCCGCCAGAAAAGCCGCTCATGGCCGGAGTCACAGAGTTCTTCAGCACAAAGGAGCTGTGGCCATGGTGCGAGAAGAAGATCGAGGAGGGCGCAAAGCTCGCAGGAGAAATAAAGTTCGACGGCTTCAGGTGTATCATTTCCCTAAAGGATGGCGAGGTCTCGGCATGGTTCGAGGACTCGGGAGAAGATCGAGCAGAACACCTCCCGCAGATCGTTAAGGCCGTGAAGGAGAGCGGCTACAAAAGCCTCATTCTGGACGGCGAGATGCTGGCCGTCGATCATCGTGGCCGGATCATTCCTCGCACCCAGCTCTTGGAGATGCTTTCCGGCGATCCGGCCTTCGAGCCCTATTATGTGGCCTTCGACTGTCTGAACCTGGATGAGGATATCAGTGGGCGGCCCTTGGGCGAGAGGCAGGCCATTCTCGCAGCCGTCGTGGATGATCTGAAATCACCTCATATCAAGCTCTCTCAGGCCCGCAAGTTCGAGACCGAAAAGGAGCTTGAGATCGTGGGCCGCTGGGCGGCCTCGAAGCCAACAAGCGAGGGCCTGATGGTCAAGGATCTCACGAAGCCCTACCATCCTGGCGGGAGCGATGATTGGGGCAAATGGAAGACCACCTTTGAAATCAAGGTCCAGGTTCTCGAAGTGCAGGAGAAGAAGAACGGCTATTCTTACCTCTGCGGCCTGCAGGAAGCTCCAAAGATCGCAGACCAGAAGCAGGTGCACCCGTCAGGCATGCTTGTTCTCGGCAGCACTTTTGTTTCGCAGTACAAGGCCAGTGTGGGCGATGTCCTGAACGTCCGCATCGAGGAGCTTCTGATTCTCAACAAGAGCAAAGACGAGGTGCACATTTCATGGGGCAAACCGACGGTCGTAGGGCCGGATTCATCGAGGGCCGCTTACACCGTGGCCCAGGCCGTGGACTTGGCAAGGCGTGGCCACGTTCTGAAAGTCGAGGTCGGCAAAGAGGATGTTCCAGCCTGGGGAAAGGAGGGCGCACAAATTGCGTTTGTGGCAGCCAGTCCGAATGAGTCCGAGCGCTCAAGAAGAGAGCCGATGGTAGCGCCATCAGGAGAGACTTTCAACAAGCTGTATCTTGAGCCTGCAGGCCTGAAGAAAGAGGATGTAGCCATTCTCTATCTAGTCCCACAGGTCCTATACGAAAAAGGCCAGCCACGTGCGCCTTCGGAGCTGGAGGTTGAAGCCTGGACAGGCCATTTGATGCAGAAGCTTTACGAGATCAATCCACGTGTCATCGTGGCCCTGGGCAAGCAGGCGGGAGCGGCTCTGGACGGCCTGGCAGACTGCACCATGCCCCATCCTGCAGCAGTCCACCGCCACGGCGATTCGGGCGAGGTGGCCCGCAAAATAAAGCAGGTGATGGCCAAAGTGCAGGAGACCGCCAAGCAGGATGATGGCCAGGATACCCGCTCGGATATTGCAGCCCGTGAATATCATAGAGCCTGGTGGCAGATGGTGCCAGCTTCTGGAAAAGGCCGATTCGTGCTGCAAGCTCACTGGCGGGGGCTCTCTGAGGAGGAGACAAAGCTCTCGCATGAGGATCTTCTCAAGACTGATCATTCCGTGCATTGCGATCTTCGTTTCGAGATCGACAAAGGCCGTCTATGGGGATTCACGGTTTTCGAGGGATCCACGAAAGACATCAGAGACAAGGGCCAGGGTGAGGCAAGGATCTTGCATCTGCCGCCGAGCGACAGCCTGCAAGGAGCTTTCAAGCTGCAGCAGCCGCACCAGTGGCTCGCCATCGCTGCAGAAAAGCCCTTCATCTCCGAGCCCGGCGGCGTTGGCTCGACGGCTCACAAGTTCTCCAAGTTCTTCCAGCTCGACGCCGGAACATATGACTTCAGCTTTGCCAGGTTGCACGGGAGAGAAGTTTTTCTGCATGGCGAAAAGCTGAAAGGCCGCTTACTGATGCAGTACATGCCCGCCTCAGAAGGGCGGGTGTGGGTCATCTCCAGGCCGGAGAGCCAGGAGCCGTACACGGCCAGCCACAAGCTCGAAGATGTCATAGATGAGCTGAGAGACAAGGGCCAGGAGAAGCTCGTCTGGTCCTCGTTGCCGGGCCAATCACCGAAGATTATAAATATTCAGAGATGCCCATTTAAAAAACAGAGATACGCCGCGATATTGAAAGCCGATGAGGAAAAAAGGCTCGTTTTTGGCGTAATTTCAGAACCCGACACCGTTGATCTTCAAGGCGATGTTCTCTCACGAGAGGAGATCGCAAGGATGGCCCGAAACTTCGTAGAGTACGTTCGGGAGTTTCGAGACCGGCATACGAACAAGAAGGTCAAGGTTGAGATCGTTCGGTCTGAGATAGCAGAGAAAGACCAGATGATGTACGGCCAGCGCGTGTTGGCCGGCTCATGGCTGCTATGCGTTCGTGTCCTGGACGATGAAGTATGGGGCAAGATCAAGGCCGGAATTTACAGGGCGTTCTCAATCGGTGGAAGGGGGGTTCGCATTGAAAGAGTACGACCTGAAAATAAGCGGTCTGCTTGATGAGATTAGTTTCGTTCCAAGAGGAGCGAATGGGAAAGAGTACCTACTGGTGAAGGAGAACATGATGAAAGGAGACACCCTAAAAAGCATTTTGGAAACCCCGGACGAGGAGCTGTCAGTGGCCCTCACCGAGGCCAAACTGGACAAAGAGTCTCTGGATGTGCTTGAGGCTGTTGGAAGCATCCTCAAGGCGTACAAGGACAAGCTGCCCGCAGAGACATTATCAATCCTCGCCAAGGCCACCGGCTATCCTGAGCCCAAAGAGCCTGAGAATGAGGGAGGCAAGGGCGATGACGAGGAAGACGAGACCTACGGCTGCACTAAAGAGCAGCTGGAGAAGATGGATCCAGGAACAAGAGCCATCTTCGAGAAGATGCTGAGCAGGATCGATGCTTCGGACAGGGAAGCCAAAGAGTCTGCGAGGCTGGCAAAAGAGCTGAAGGAACAGCAGCTCAATAAGGAATACTTTGAGAAAGCCGAGGTCCTCAAGCACATACCTGGCCTGGTCCCAGAGGAGCATGGGCCCATCATGAAGGCGCTTGGAGAGAGCGAGCCGGAGGCATTCGAAAAGTTCTATGACATTCTCAAGGCTGCGGATGCCCTCCTGGAAAAGTCCAAAGTCTGGGGTGAGATCGGAAGCGGTCAGGATGGAAAGGGCGTATCTGCAAACTCCAAGCTTGAGAAGATCGCCAATGGGCTCATCGCAAAGGATGCTGATCTGACATTCGAGGACGCCTTTGAGAAGGCTTGCGAGCTGAATCCCGAGCTGGCGGCTGAGGCTCTGGACGCCGGAGGTGCCTAGATGGCGACAGAATCAACGGGCCTTCGAGAGAGCTTCAATGCTGGCGAGGATCTGACCGACTGCATTTTCCATGCCGTCAAGTTCGATTCCAACGGCGACATCGTGAAAGGCACGGCAGGAGCCAGGTGTGCCGGAATTCTTCAGAACAACCCAGATCATGACGAGGTTGGCAGCGTCATGTATCTTGGCGTCTCGCCCGCAGTTCTAGGCAGTGGAGGAGCAACCGCGGGAGATGATCTGGCAAGCGATGCCAACGGCCATCTGGTGAAGGCTGTAGCTGGGGATTGTGTTGTGGCTATCGCAACAGAAGCAGGCAGCGAGAACGAGGAGATAACCGTCCTGGTCCTGCCTCAGACTCCGGGAGCCTATCCAGTGGGCGAGCAGGGAGATATCCTCTATTACAACGGATCAAACTGGGTTGCTCTGCATCATGGCACAGCAAAGCAGGTACTGGAAACCGGCGGACATGGCGCAAATCCAGCGTGGGCATCCAAGAAAGAGTGGTGGATCTTCGCCATGGATCTTCCAGATATCGCCGATGGCGATCTGCTGACAGAGTGGGTGCCAGGATTCGCAGGGACAATTACGGACTTCTTGGCCATTGTCAGAAAGGCCGTTACAACCGCTGATAAAGCCACGACGCTGAACCTTGAGATCGAGAGCACGAACCTTGCAGGCGGCGTTCTTGCGCTGACTTCGGCCAACTGTACTCCGCAGGGAGCACAGGTTGCATCAACTGCCATCACCGCAGGAAATGCATTCTCAGCGACCCAGAAGATCTCAATCGAGGCCTCGAGCACCACGACCTTCGCAGAAGGCAAGGTGTGGCTCATGATCGGTTACACGAGGCCCTAAGGAGGTTAAAAGACAATGCCAAGACCAACCAGCGGGGATTCTCATGTTAACAGCCTGCTAACAAACCTTGCCGTCAAGCCACTGCTGAAGCCTCGAATGTTCGCAGCTGCAGATATCTTCCCCATCTGCCCAGTAGAAAAGCAGTCCGACGCCTACGTTGTGTATGATACAGGAGACTTCCTCAGAGATGAAGCTGCAGAAAGAGCGCCAGGAACAGAGAGCAGAGGAGGAAATTATGACATCGATACCACGCCGACCTATACCTGCAGAAACTACGCTTTCCACAAGGACGTAGACGATGATGTAGCAGCAAACGCAGACAAACCCATCGATCCATACAAAGACGCAATGCAGTATTGCATCCAGAAGTTGCTCATCAAGAGGGAGCGCATATTCATAAACAACTTCGTGAAGGCAGGAGTATGGAGCACAAACCTGACAGGAGTTTCAGGAACCCCGTCGACAAACCAGTTCAAGCAGTGGTCCGCATCAGGCTCGACGCCAGTGAAGGATGTTGACAGCTGGTGTAACACAATAGAGGGCTTGACAGGCGAGTGGCCTAATGTGCTGGCCATAGCGCCAGATGTGCTCTCAGCTCTCAAGAGCAACAGTGACATCATCAGCAGGATTCAGTACACACAGAAGGGCATCATCACCACAGACATCCTGGCGGAGCTATTCGATATCGAGAAAGTTGTGGTCCTTAGGGGCGTCTACAACAACGCCAAGAAGGGAGCCACCACAGCGGTTACTCGAATGACGAGCGCACAGGCTCTTCTGGCCTATGCAGCTCCCAGGCCATCCACCGAGAACTACAGTGCAGGGTACATGTTTGCCTGGAAGGGCAGATATGGAAGCAACAAGCTTGGAGCACGCATAAAGAAGTTCAGGATGGAAGAGCTGAACTCCGAGAGGATAGAGGCAGAGCTGAGCTTTGATGCCAAGCTTGTAGCTCCAGACATGGGCGTCTATGCGAGCTCAGTAGTGGCGTAGGCCAGCCCTCCATTTCCTTTTTTGAGGAGACAATGGCCTACACCGACAATCCTACAGGGAGCCTTGCCGATCTCGTCAGGCTGAAGGCAGGGGATACTGACTCGTCGCCCATCCTAAGCGATGAGGCGATTCAAGCATTTCTGGATAATAATTGCGGCAATGTACTTTTAGCAGCAGCGGAAGCCTGCGAGGCTCTCGCAGCATACTATGCAGACAATCCCGTTGAGGCAGCGGGAGATCTTGAGACTGCTGCCACCAAGACGCAGAACTTTCTGCGGGCAGCAGACAGGTACAGAGCGCTAGCGGCTGAGGAAGAGATCGAAGATGAGAACAGGCCACGAAGACCCGGCTACAGCACTGTTGCCTTCGGGAGAGAGCCAGCGTTCAAGCGGTTGGCGTATGACTGATATACCCGTGCCTGTACAGCCCGACTTAGTAAGGTTCTGTATGGCAGCACTTGGAAGCCTCGGAATCTGGCTCTTTGGAGCGTGGGAGCCGATTCTTCAGGCGCTAGTGGCACTTGTGGTCATCGATTACCTGACCGGGGTTCTGGCAGCCTTCTTCGAGAAGAGCCTGAACAGCGCGACAGGCTTTCAGGGCATCTGCAAGAAGATTTGTATATTCCTCGTGGTGGCCCTGGCCAACATCCTGGACTCGACTGGCGGCCTGGGAGACCCCTGGATCAGAACCTGCGTGATCATGTTCTTCATAGCGAACGAGAGCCTCTCGGCCCTCGAAAATGCTTGCAGGATAGGGGTGCCACTGCCTGAGCCTCTTGTGGCAGCACTGGAAAAGCTCCACAAAACACATACGGGGGAGAATGAGCGAAGATAGCCTAGACCACCAGGTTCCAGGACTGCTGCAGGTCCGAGAATCGCACCTTCTGGACGATGATGATCTGGAGAGACTGCAGGCGCTTGTGCCTGAGCTTTTGCACGTAGTTAAAACCCGCACAATCTTCCGAACTCCAACAGAGGCTCGCTTCTCCGTCCTAAACGACGTCAAGCATCCCACGCCAGCCTCGAAGTATCATCAGGCAAAGCTTGAGCAAGCAGTCATGCTCGACAACCTGATCAAGCTCTCCTTTGCCTTCAGACGGGTGAGCATCGACCTGTCCGACGCCAGGGGACGCCTGAAGAAGGCTGCGGGCCACCAGAAGGCGAGGTTGCTCGTGGATGTGGACGAGCTGACATACAGGCTCATCTGCATGCAGAAGGAGGCGCAGGAACGCTTGAGGGAGCTTGAGATGTGGAGCGAGATCAAGGCCGCGATAGAAGGCGATTTTGATCGAGACAACAAGGACACCGATGAGCTGCTGGCGCTGGCCAGGCGCTACATGCTCGAGCTGCCGATAGCACGGCGATCAATTGCAGATGTCGGAGGAGCTGTGAACGTCATAGCACAGGCGAAGACTCTGATGGCCGAGTGCGATAGGCGAAACCTAACACTGGAGGGACCATAAACGGGCTCCTGGGCGACTGCTGACAGCCTGACGACCGCCCGATACGACACATGCGGAGGCGGAAACAAGGACGATGCCATCATAATTGGCGGAGATAGCACGTCCACGACAGAGGAGTTCAATGGAACTTCTTGGTCAAATGGTGCGAGCATCAACACAGACGAGATTCGAGCGGCAGGAGGCGGCACGAGCAGCGATGCGTTCCATGCCGGTGGAATATACGAGGACGTAGTTGTAGAGACTGAGGAGTACAACGGGACAGCATGGAGCTTGGGAGGAGATCTGGGAACAGGTCGAGATGGTCCAGGAGGAAGCGGTAACAGCTCGAATGCGATTGTGGCCGGTGGCTGGGATTATGACTCGAACGTTTACAGCAGCACAGAGGAGTACAACGGGACAGCATGGAGCTATGGCGGAGACCTGAATGCAGCACGCGAATATCTGGCCATAGGAGGGAATGCCTCAAACGCCATCGCAATGGGCGGGAACACAAAGGACACTGAGACCTATAACGGAACATCCTGGTCGAGCGGGAACGATATTATCAACGCCCGCTATGCGCCTGCGGGAGGCGGCAGCTCGGGCGGTGCAATCTGCATGGGCGGAACCGATAGCGGATTGACCGAAGATCTCACAAGCACCGAGGTCTGGGGCGGCTCTTCGTGGAGCGCATCTGCCAGTCTGAACACTGGAAGGTGCGGCCTGGCAGGTGGCGGGGGCACAACGAACGCCATATGCATGGGCGGATCTGTGGGCGGCTGGGAGATGACGGCCTCGGCTGTCTGCGAGACCTTCACGGACTTCGGAGGCTCCACAGTTTTGGCATCGGCCCTCGTGGATGCGGACTCATCGATAATTGCAAAGGCAAGCATCCTAAGGGCTGTGGCGGCACTGATAGACGCTGATTCTGGGGCAGCAGTGCTGGCGAGTGCCCTCAGGTCAGTGGCGGCCTTGATAGAGGGCGATTCTGGAGCTGCAGGGCTGGCTGCAGCTCAGAATTCTTGCATGGCGAGCGTCGAGGGCACGGCATCGAGCCTGGCCGTTCCAAGCGTCCTTCGGGCAGTAACAGCTCTGGTAGAGGCTCAATCATCTGCCCAAGTCGAATCCAGTGCCTTGATGCTGGCCTCAGCACTGATAGATGCTGATTCTGGAGTTGCAGGGCTGGCGAGTGCCCTCAGGTCAGTGACGGCACTGATAGAGGCCGAATCACCGTGGCTGGCAGATGCAATCGCTTTGAGAGGAATTTCAGCACTTTTGGAGGGCGAGGCTTCAGGACAGGCCGAAGCAGGAGTTCTGAAAATGGCCACGGCCATGGCAGGCGGCAGGTCCGAGATCCTGGCCGAGGCTGAATTACTGGCCATGGCTTCGGCTCTCATCAGTGCCAAGGCCACGATGGCCGCAACAGCTGCAGAGAGGAGGATAGCTGTGAGCACGCTATCCAGGATAGCGAGGATAAGGACCATGAGGTCCAATCTGAGATGACGAAGATCTATGCAGGCGCGGTAGACGTCGAGATCAGGCTGGACACGGGCCAGAGCCTGGACGGTGCCTCATCGCTGAAGATCCTGGTCAAGAAACCGAATGGCACAGAAACAGAGTGGGGGGCCTCGCAATACGACAGCACCACGATCTACTACGCAACAGTAGATGGAGACCTCGATGAAGCAGGAGATTATGTGTTGCAGTCCTACGTAGAATGGGGCAGCAGCAAGCACCTTGGAGAGAGCGTGATTTTGAGAGTATATGCTAAGTTTTCATGATTTTCATGAGGAGAGCAAAAAATGTCTGGGAGCTTTACGAACTATCTTGAGGAGAAGTTGTTGAAGGATCTGTTTGGCATTGCGACATTCTCGCCTCCTAGCACCTTTTACATCGGAGTTTGTACCGGAGGAGTGGCCGAGGACGGAACGGTAACGGGCGAGCCTTCGGGAAATGGATATGCCAGGGTCTCTGTAGGCAATGGCTCTAACTGGGACTATTCCCAAGTTTCGGGGGTAACGAAGATCGAGAACCATTCAGCAATTGCCTTTGCAGAGGCCACCGGAAGCTGGGGGACGATCACGGACGTATTCATAGCTGATGCCAGTTCGGGCGGAAATGTGCTGGCGTTCGCAACCCTTGCATCGTCAAAGGCCATCGGAAGCGGCGACACGCTGCAGTTTGATGCCGGAGACCTGGAGTTTACCCTTGATTAGAGGCTAAATGACAAACAGCCCTCCCACAATCTCCGATGTTGCATTCGAGGAAGACAGCCCCTATTTTGTGGACCAGAAGGTCCACATCATAGCATCGGCGTCGGATGCCGATGGAGATCAGATTCTCTATAGGTTCCTCATAAAGAGGAGCACAAATTTGTGGGAGGAGCTCTCCGGCTGGATGAAAAAGAACTGGATTAGCTACACAATAGATAAGCTGGACTATCCAAGCGTGGATATCAAGTGCCAGGTCAGGGACGGCCTGCATAAACTTGAAAACTCTTTTGATTCTGAGAAGACGGCCACGATCACAATATCAAGGGCCGAGCTAAGCTCCGTTACTCCATCGCTAGGCAGCCCGCAGGCCAACGAGACTACAATACTGTTCACTGCCACGGCCAACAAGACGATGAACATTAGATACCGCTTCTGGCTGAAGGGGCCGGGGACGGGAGATGTTTGGGTCGACAAGACAGGCTGGCAGACGGGCAATTCCTGGAAGTGGAGGACATTTGACTGTGATGTCGGAGCAAACCAGATCAAGGTTCAGGTGGTGGACGATCCGTCGCTATGGGACGATGCGGATGTGACAGGAAGAGAGATCACCCTGGACTACACGGTGTCTTGATTGACAACGAACTATTTTGGAAAGATTCAGGTTTGCAATATCGATCCACGGGACGAATGGAGGGCCTGCGGATACTCTGATGTGCTCTTCGATGGACGGTTTGTTTACTACTGTCCCTTTGACGAAGGTGGGGAGAATGGAGTGGTCAGCAGGTATGACACTGAAAAGCCCTTCAAAGATCCCTCTGCCTGGTCGATTTATGATGCAGGAAACACCGATGGCCTGAACACGAAGGGCTATTTCGGGCTGGTGTTCGATGGCCGGTTCTTGTACTTCGTGCCTGCAATCTGCGATGATGAGCCTTATGCTCACTGTCGAGTCCTGAGATATGACACAGAGATGCCATTCCAGGACCCAGGAGCCTGGGCCGCCTACGATGCAGAAGATACGGACGGCAAAGTGTGTCGGGGCTATCGGGGCGGAGTTTTCGATGGCCGGTACGTCTATTTCGTGCCCTACCTGAATGATGGTTTTTTTGGATTTCATAGCGCTTTTTTGCGGTATGACACAGATATGCCATTCAAGGATGCTTCATCCTGGTCAGCCTTCGATGCCGGTAGCATTGGAGGCGGGCCGAACAAGGGCTATTGGGGCGGGGTGAAGAGCGGCGAATACATCTACTTCTCGCCTTACAACCGCATAACGGATAACGGAAAGGTCCTTCGATACAACATTTCCATGCCCTTCAAAGACCCAGCATCTTGGAGCGAAATGGACCTTGAGGCCCTCAATGCCGATTGCGTGAACCTCGGAACTCCTGCGGCGGATGATCGGTATGTCTACTTCCCGCCTGGGCAGTGGGTGTGGGCGGAGGCATTTGCGCTTTGCATTGCCAAATACGACAAGGAGCTGCCCTTTGAGGACCCTGCAGCCTGGGAGATCCTGGACCTTCGGGACCTAGAGCCATATCCGCAGGCTCATGCCTCATGCTACTTTTACGGGCAATATGTCTTGTTTGGGCCTTACGCAAACGATCTCCTGGCCTATGATACCGAAAAGCCCTTTACGGATCCCTCTGCCTGGACTGTGAAGGATGTGGCCAATAGCGATGGCGAGATGGACTCTTACGGGTATAGGGGCGTTGCAGCGGATGGCTTATACTTCTATTTTGCGCCCTATGACAACGACTCTATAGGCTGGCACAGCCTGGCAATGCGCTGCAGGGTGTCGCCATGCTGCAATCAGGTGGCTCCTGAGCCTGGCGACGAGGATCTGACGAAGTACTTCGTTTGGAGCCCAGGCCCAGAGAGCTGGGTGATAACGAAGGATAAGGTCACTGTCACGGATGCTGCGCTCGGATATGACCATTATCTTTACAGATGCTACGGTTATGGAGCGTTCGAGGACTTCGAGGTGGATTTCACCCTGAAGCTCATCTCGGCCAGCTACCAGGATATCCCGGATGCGAGGACGATAAAGCACGGGACGCTCTGCTTCTCGAACAGAAGGGCTGGCCAGAGGAAGTCTTTAGAAGACGATGATCTGGCTGTGCAGCTGCGGGCGGATTTCGTGAGCAGGGCGATGCAAGGGGCTTACATCCAGCTCGACAGGCTGAACGGAGGAGAGGGGCCGAGGTACGAGATATCCCTGAACACTGCCTATTACTGCACCCTTCTAAGAGAATCGGAAAGCCTTGGAACTGTGAAGCTGGAGATATACAGCGATGCTGCAAGGTCGAGCCTGCTGGCGACTCTGACGCAATCGGGATTTGGATCTCGAAGATGGAGGTTCATCTATGCCACGAGGGGAGCGGGAGAGCCGACGGAGGAGGATAATGCCTGCTCGTATGAGTGTGGAGACATCACTGTCAGCTCCCCCGACTGAAGCCTCAGGTAGAAGAAGAAAGCTCTATTTCAACGTGCTCTCCAATGTGGCTGCGATAGTACTCCTCTTTCTCCGGTGGCCAGGCCGCCCTTATAGTTGTCCATAGCTGATTTTCTGTTAGGAGAAGCAATACCAAGAACTTCGAGCCTGATGAGAGCTGGAAGTGGCCTGATCGATCTGCGTACTCTGTATCCCACTCAACAAACGGTGATGAGAGCTGCGATCGGTCGACACGAAAGACAGCCAGGAGCATTGTATTATCGAAATGCTCCGGCATCTTTCTGTACCTGGCAGAGAATTTTATGCGTATCATCTTGTCACTTTCTTCAAAGCCTTGGTAGAAGTCACAATCATGCCAGCGGCCTCAGAGATTGACTGTGCATCACCGATGTAGCCACACTTTCGGCAGAACCAGGCGGGCGCGCCAGTGGGCTTGCGGCATTTCTCCCATGCAGAGCCAGGCATCCCACAGCGCGGGCAGGATTCGAGAGGCTTAGAGTTGGCCATTTAGCTCTACCCCAGGGACTCTTTATACAAGCTTTCGATACGGCGATACGCTTTTGCGGCATTGGTGGACCTGAAAAGGATCGAGCCGTTCTCTTGCCGGATGATAAGGCTCTCCGGGTCCGCTTTTCCATGATCCACAGCCCATTTTCTCAGGGTCTCATGCTCATCTGTTTTTATCCTTCCCATGTTTTGTCACTCACCAGGTTTTTTTATGGTTCTATTCCAGCTTCTTTCAATCTTGCTTCAAGAGCCTGGATCTTCCCCTCCAGAGTCTTGTTCTTGGCCTCCAAGGTCTGCCATTTTGGGACGCTGTGTAGAATAGCCTCGACTGTATCATCTCTTGTTTTCAGCCCGGCCTTCCTCTGGTAATTAGCAAGGTTCTCTTTGGCTTCATCGTCCACGATTACGTTTACTCTGTTTTTCCCACCGCCCATTGTGTCTATCACCTCCCGAGCAAGCCATGATGTTAACGTTAATGTTGGTTGAGGATTTAAAAGCTTTGGTA